ACATTATTGCTGCGTTGCAGAATGAAACACAGTTCTTTAGATCCGTATACAGTCCAGAAGAAGGTTTCTATCTGTTGACGTTTACAGGTCAAGACATGACGTACTGCTTTGATGTACGAGGTACGTTAGAAAATGGATCATACCGTGTTACTCGTTGGCCGTCTACTACTTTTGCATCATTTACACGTTTAGATGACGGTACGTTATATGTAGGTACTTCTAACGGTATTAGTACATACACAGGATATAGCGATAATAATGTTGGTTACAGGTTTAAATACTACAGTCCAAGCCTAACCTTCGGCGATAGTGCAAGGATTAAAATACTTAAGAAGCTTAAGCCCACGTTAGTCGGTGCTAACAGCTCAGTCGTATTTATGAAGTGGGCGTATGATTTTGATACTACATACGCTACAGCAGAGTTTACAGTAGGTACTCAGATAACAGGGTTCTACGGTGAAAGCGAGTATACAACAGTAGAGTTTACAGGTGGTCAGCTTACAAACCAACGTAGCTTAAACACCACTGGATATGGAACTAGTGTACAGGTAGGTCTTGAATCAGAAATTGATGGCTCTCCTTTGTCACTACAGGAGATTAACGTAATGGCTTTGATAGGTAAATTACTATGACAATTTTTACACCGGGTTATACTGGAATGGGTAGTGGCTTAGGAAGCGGTTTAAATCTTCCCGGTTACACTGGACAAGGTGGTGGACTTTCCGGAGGAGGGCTAAACATACCTACTATGGGTAACGCTAATATATCTCCTCAGCTTGCGTCTGCAAACCCTACAGGATTTCAACAATTCCTAAGCGGTGCTGGAGATGTTCTTGGTGGTCTGCTTGGAGGAGTGCAACAAATAGGCTCTGCTATCTCACCGGCTATGCCAGCTGTTGCTGGGTCTTTGTTGACTAAAGAGGCGTATGACAGGCTTAGTGACATAGGTACACAGTCCTTAACAGGTGTTACTGTAGATGGTCAACGTGTTCCCGGAGCTATGGAAGTAGCAGAGCGTGGGCAAAGGGAGTCACAGTTTAGACCTTTTACTGTTACTACTCCTACTGGGTCTATGTTTTCTGCACGTATGGGTGGTCAGCCTACAAGACAGTTAACGTCATTGCCTGATCTTCCAATTGGACTAACAGAAAACATAATAGGACAGCCGTCAATGATGTTGCCTCCGGGTATGGGCATGAATCAGCAATTTAAGACATTGCCTTATGTTGACACTATGCCTACTTTGAGGGGGCCGACAGAAGAAGAAAATCGTGAAATGTTTTTAACAATGTCTCCTGAGCAAAAACAAAGACTTTTTAATCAAGGTGGTCTTAGTCCATTTGACGGATTAATTACAGACATATCTAATGGGGATGGTCCTTTTGGCCCGCCTCGTATAGAACAACAACAGTTACTTCAACCCGCACAACCTACTACAGGCGGTCTTGAAGTAGGTATGACGTTATCACCTCAAGAACAAGCGTTGCAACAACAGTTGTTAGGCGGTGCAGGTGGTTTCTTTGGTCAAGCAGTACAACCTACTCAAGCTCGTGAGCAAGCTATCTTTGAGCGTATGAGAGCAGCACAGCGTCCTGAAGAAGAACGTCAACGTCTTGCCTTAGAAGAGCGTCTAGCAGGACAAGGTAGGCTTGGTGTTAGCTCTGCTGCTTACGGCGGTGCTACTCCTGAGATGCTGGCTATGGCTACGGCACAAGAAGAAGCTCGTAACAGATCCATGTTAGGTGCTATGCAACAAGCTCAGGCAGAACAGATGCAACAGGCAGGGTTAGGACAGCAGTTCCTTGGTGCTGGTTACGTACCTCAAGCTCAGTTACTAGCCGCGGCACAGCCCGGCATACAACAGCAACAACTTGCACAGCAAGCTCAACAGTTTGGTACAGGACTCTTTGGTGAGACTATGATGTCTGGCTTAGAGGCTCGTCTGTTAGCGGAGCAAGCACGTGCTAACCTGCTAGGTGGCGTAGGCTCTAACATCCTTGCTGGTATGTTTACACCACAAACTAACAGGGTTACTGGTGTTACTACTCCTGCTGCTGGTATTGACTTAGGTGGTTTGTTTGGTGGTATTGGAGAAGGGCTTGGCGGAATCGGTCGCGCTATTGGAATAATTGACTAACGAGGTTAATCATGGCTAAGTTTTCACAAACATTTTTACAGAGTATGTTACAGCCTTCTTATCAGGAAGGTTTGTTTACTGCTGCGCGTGGTATTGGTGCTGCTCCCGGACTTCGTAGACAGCAACAACAACAAGAAGAAGATATGCAAAAGCTTCGTGGTATGGGTGCTGTTGAACGCGCGGAGTTTATGGCTCAAAAAGCAAAAACACCACAAGAGTTGATGAAAGCAGAGGCTGCTAAAACTTCCGCTGTTAAGCAAGGATCGCTTGAAAGCCTTCGCGGCCTTGAAGCAGCCAGACAAGCAGCAAAAACAACAGAAGAAAAAAAACGTATAGAACAGATAATGTCTCGTGTTGCTGTACAGGCTGGGATTGATCCTTCTACAATTACAGGGCGTACTCAAACAGAACAAGACGAAGCGTTGCGAAGAGAAAACGCTAAAGTTTCTTCTGAAATAAACACTATAAATTTAGAGGCTAAACAAAGGGAGCAACAAGAAAATGCTTTACAAGAGGCTTATTTTGCTGTTCCTGAAAACAGCAGAGAGTCGTTTGAAAAAAATGTAGTTGATGCAGGTTTTGGTTCTGTTATTGAAGGTGTTAAAGAAGAAAAGCTTAGGAAAGAAACAGCCAATCTAAACTACACAAACGCGCTTCAAAGAAAACAAGACTCTGATGCTCAAAAGAAAACGGAGCTATCTACTTCTAATTTATCAACATCTATAGATTCTTCTAACATTGATGTTGATCTTAAGAAAAACTTAAAAGAAAGACTCTCAAGAATAAAACAACCAGACTTTGAAGCAGGCGAGACTTGGAATACTGGCGATAAAGAAAACGCTATTAGAGAGTTTAACGCTGTAAATGATCTTTTAAGTAGAGCTGTTGTGTCTCAAACAAACGAAAAAAGAAGACGGCTTGATAGGATTAACAGGCTTAAAGACGTTGTTGCAAAGTATGTACCTACAGAAACTGCTATCGCAAGTTTTAAAGGTTTTTTTACAAACAGAGAAGACGCAATAAACAAGGCTAGGCAACAAGCACTTGCTCCATTGTTAGCTGAGATTCAAGCTCTTGAGCAAGGAACAGAAAGCGTTGAGGATAGTCCTGCTGTGGATGAGGAAGGAACGAAAACAGTAGGTCGTTTTAAAGTACAGGAATCTTAATAATGCCTACTTATAAAGTAACAGATCCCGATACTGGGCGTACTTTATCATTAACTGGTGATACGCCGCCTACCGAAGCAGAGCTTGAAGAAATCTTTGGCGCTTATCAGGAGCCTACTGAACGTGAGCGTTTAGAGGAAGAATTTGCTCAAGCAGAAAAAGAAAGACAAGCGGCTGGTGAAATGCTTGAAGCGTCTTTAGATACTCCTCTTGAAAACCTTGCAGAAGGTATACAAGAGTTTTCTGCGGGTGGTGTTGGTGCTGCGGCTGATGTGGCTACCTTTGTTGCTTCTCCGTTAACGTATGCTTATGAATTAGCAACAGGGCAAGACGTTCCTACTGGGCGTGAAGCGTTAGCTATGATTGATCCTAGAATTGATCCCAACAGGCAGTTCGTGGAAGAACGTGGCGTAGCGATGGCCCCTCGTTTAGCGGGAGAGCTTACAACAATGGGTGCTGGTTTTGCACAAGTAGCTAGAGACCCTTCAAAGGTAGCCTCAGCTTTACAGGACATTGTTGGTCTAGGGATGACAAAAGCTCCTGTAGTTGCTCCTACTGCTGTTGCTGCTAAAAAAATTCGTGATTTTGATTTAACGTCTGAAGAAGGTCTTATGGACTTTGCGGATGATGCCGCAATTCGCTTTGATGTTGAAGAAGCAAGACCTAAGTTTGAATCTTATGAGCGGTGGGAAGCCGAAGAGCTGCCTGCTTATGAGAAGAAAATGAAAGATTTAGGAGAGCAGTGGGATAAAGCAGCTAGTAAAATTAGTGATGCTGATGAGCGTTTGGCAAAAGCAATACAGTCGGGTAACGAAGTTAGGATAGAAAAGGCTCAAGACAACTTAAGTGCCGCTGAAAACAAATTAGCAGAGATAGAAACTAGAATTGAAAAGGCTCCTGAAGCTCCTAAGATTGAAGCAACAACAGCCCAGAGAAGAGACTTTGTAAAAGAAGAGTTAAGATCTGCCGGTGTTTCAGAGGACGTTATAAAACAAGTTGTTATACCACAACGCTACAGAAAGCCTAAACCTTTTGAAGAGCTTATGCAGTACGATGTTTCTGCTATGCGTGGTGCTTATGATGTTAAAGCAGGAGCGGCTTCAAATATTTTTGAAAGATTTGCTAGACCTGTTTCCGCTCTTGTAAGTAAATTTGCCGGTCCTAGAGTAGGTGTCTTATTTGAATCTAGTTTTGAAACGGCAGGGAGAAAGCAAGAATTATTTTTAAACAAATACTATTCAGAAGATACAAAAGATTCGTTTGCTGAGTTAGTTGATTGGTCTAATAACGACAACATTAAAAGGTTGTTCTTGGATTTGAATAAGGCTCCTGAAAAATTAGAGCAGATATTACGTGAAGGGTCTTCAATGAGCAAGGAAGCTAACGCGCTTCTTCGAAAATTAGTTGTCGATAGCAAGGCACACCAAAAAGAATCAGGAAAGATATTCAAAGAAGAAGTACAACAAGATGAAATTTACTGGGCTTCTGGTACTAAAAGAGAGCAGATTCAAGAAGAGGGTCTTGGTCCTGACGTTGAAACTGGAAGGCGTGTTGAGACAGGTTCTCAAGAAAGAGTTAGAGGGTCTGCTGAGGAAATGGATATAGATGAGTTAGAGCAGTATGCTAATCCTATATTAGAACAGGTGAGTCGGATAGCAAAACAACAAACGTTAATAGAGCTGGCTCGATCTTTTAGAATGCGTCCTAGTCTTGGTATTAACGAAGACACTTCTTCTTTTTTTAAAGAGATGGAAAGGGCAGTAACGCAACAATCTAATTCTCCCACGACAGGTAAAAGAGTTTCTGATCTTGCTAACTCTACTTATATAGGTGCAAGAAGCCGTCCGCACAGTGCTATCGAAGCTTTTATGAAACAATCTTATGCAGGTACTTTAGGTCAGTTTGACTCTGCTTTTTTAAACCTGCACGATGCTGCTGTGTCTATGGTGAAGAACGGTGTTGTTCCTACCATGAAAGGAATACTAGATAGAGAAGGTATGCGTATTCAAGATTTTGGTATCGGCGGCAACTCAAAAAACATTGGAGAATTTCAAGCTGGTTTTGATGAGTCGTTAGAAAAAAGTATGCTTCAAAGAGGAACAGAATGGTATCAAGACAAAGCTTTTAAATGGTCTGGTTTTAGAGATGCTGATATGTTAGGTAAAGGTATTGTCCTTAGAGGTTCGCTAAATGCTATGCGTAAGTCAGCTAAGACAGGTAAGTTTGGTGAGTTTAATAATTATTTTTCTCCAGAAGAGATAGCGGTTATACGCAAACACTTAGTACAAGAAACGCCTCTTGAAAATATGCCAGAAAAAGCTAGACAAATTATTGTTCGTGGTATGTTTAGTCGATTAGGGGAGCAACAGCTTATATCAGCGGCAGGAAGACCCTTAACATATTTAAAGAACCCTATGTTCAGACCTGTGTGGGCTTTGACAGGCTTCGCTATTAAACAAGCAGAGCTGGCTAAGGTCGGTATGATAGACAACATAGCAGCAGGTAAATATAAAGATGCAGGTAAGTTTACTGCCAATTATATGATGTTTGCAGGTTTAGGTTATGGACTTATAAACCAAGCTAGAGGTATTCCACAAGCTTTGCTAGGTAAAGAAGAGAAAGAACCTAGTGTAGAAGGTGTGGTTTTAGATGCTTTGTCTCAGCCTTTGCAGGTTGCTACGTTTGGTAAGCTAGGTGATCCTTATTCAAACGCTCAGTTTAGGCAAGACCCTGTAGGGTATTTGTTAACGTCGTTTGTTCCTCCAACAGGTTTGATGGGAAACTTCGGAGAAGACTTAACTGATCTTATTTTTAAACAAGAATCAGACTTTAAGACTCTCCGAAGTATTCCCGGAGGAGATGAATTAGTAGCTCTTTTAAGCGACTAAATCTCGCAGTTGTTACCAGTACAGGCTAACGTCTGTGACCCTTCAGTCATGTCAGAGTTTTCAGAGATGTTCCACTCAATCGTCTCTGGAAACTCTTCCTTCAGCTTCTCATAAGTCTCTAAGTCAATAGGCTCATAAGGTGCTTGCTGATAGGTATGCTCTGAGTAAGGCAAGAACGACACACCACTGATCTTATCGAACTTGTTATACAACCACTGACCCACTTCTAAAAACTCATCGTCCCTATAATAACAAGTCATTGATGGTTTGTGTTCACACCAGTAGTCCTGATAAATCTCCCATAGTTCTAACTGTTCCATAGCACCCATCTCAGAGGCCACCACAGCCCCGTCAGGAGACTTTATAGGGAAGGAGAATACCTTGGTAGAGGGTGACATTACATCGTCTTCTACGGGGATTCCAGCCTCTTCAAGGACGGTGCAGAGGGGGTCTCTTGCGTCCGCTCTGACTCGTCTAATATATTGATCTGAGTATCTAGGGTGGATGCCGCTAGCAGAATCAACCAACTGGCTAACAGTGCCGGAAGGCTTAACAGCAGTAATGGCAGTGCTAACATTGATACCAAGACGACTAGCCCAATCTGCGTTAGTCTTAATAGACTCCTCTTTAAGCTCCGTAAGCCACGTTTTAAGAACACCTTTATCTCTCCTTCCTGATAGGGTTGGATGATCCATGATACCTGTTAACGACACACCCAGCAGTGCTTCTTCCTCAGTGTTCTTCTGCCATATCTTACGTAGGTAGCGGAAGTCTGTCAAGGTAGCTTGTAAAGTTCCAAGGATAGCCGCAGTACGTACTTTTCGTTTAAGGTCTGAGAGCGTATCTGTTGACCTGACAACAACCTCTGATAGATTGCAGAATTGGTTAGGCCGTAAGATGATTTCGCTACATGGATTAGTTCCAAAATCATAGGAAGCATCTCGTCGCTCGTTCTTTGCAGCTTGCTTTTGACTTGCGACTCTAGAGAACATACCTCGCTCTCCTGAACGGGACTCGTATAAACTTTTCCACTCATTTAAAAATGCCTCGAAGTCTGGCTTCTCTGTATAACAAGCACTGTTGTTTGCTAGTCCACGTTGAGGGTTGTCTTGCCACCACTGGCCTGACTTGCATCGTCGGAGTCTATCGTCAGTGAGGTTAGACAGACTGATGAGAGCGGACCTGCGTACACCTCCGACGACGACGATCTGTGCAATCTTACAGCAGATATCATGACATTCGATGGAGCTAAGT